GAGATACGAATTAAGAACACCAGAACAAGCAACATCTCTGATGCAGTCTCTTTGGCCTAAAGTCAAAGAAGCTATCAAAGGCGGTAAACAGCTATCGCTAGAGATTAAGCCTATCAACAAAAGCCGTGAGCAAGAAGAAAAGTATCACGCAATGATTGGCGAGATAGCAAAGCAAGCACAACACATGGGTGCTAAGTGGGATACAGAATCTTGGAAGCGTTTTCTGCTTTGGCAGTTTGCAAAAGAATCAGGAACTAGCCAAGGTCAAATTGTGCCAAGCCTAGACGGAACTGGAATCGTTCAGCTTGGTTTGCAATCAAGACACTTCACGAAAGAACAAGCAAGCGAGTTTGTTGAATGGCTACATTCTTGGGGTGCAAATAACGGAATCACTTTTACGGAGAAAACATGAGCGATATTCAATATTTCATTTTCGGTGCTTTGTTTGTTTTGATTTTCAAAATCTTAGCTGCCGCAACAGAAATTCTCATTAAGCACATTGAAAAATACAAATGAAGTTTGTCACGAAAGTAAATCGCAATACTGGCATGAATCCGATTGCCAGAGCGATTGCCAAGCAGAAACTCAAAGAATCAATCACAAGCCACAGAATCTCAATATTCCTTTTAGACGATGGTGAAGATGCCTCAAGCGAGATGGTCGCTACTTCCCTTCCCGTCTATGCAATGATGACTTGTTTAGAAGAACTCAAGCAGACAGACTCAGTTGAATACAGAAAGCTAAAAAGTGCAGGACACATTCTTTTACGATGCTCAGAATCAGGATTCAAGTGGAAACGAGAGTACACAATCACAATCGACAACGCCCTCGAAATCTGCCAAGAACAATGGACAAGAATTCCACCCCAAACCCTCAACAGAGCGATTAATGCCCTCACTTCAGCGCCTGTTAAGCAGAACTGAAGAAGATGGGGACTGCCTGATTTGGAAAGCCACCCTGAACCACAACGGCTATCCGACTATTAGGTTTTCGCAAAAGACTTGGAATGTCAGAACAGTTATCGGGCTTCACTACGGCAAGTCAAAGCGCAAAGGTGATGTTTACACAACAATCTGTAAAAACAAACTCTGCTTGGCTGAAGGACACATGAGGGCGGTGAGCCGTAAGGTCTTAGCCGAGAAAATGGACAAGTCTTATGCCTCGAATCCTGTGAGGGCGGCAAAGATTTCAGAAAGCAGCCGTAAACGGGGTAAATTGAGCGTAGAGAAGGCTAATTTAATTCGGTTAAGCCCTGACACCCAGAAAGCACTTGCAGAGCGCTATGGGGTCTCTAAACGGGTCGTGTGGGAGATAAAGCGTGGAATTAGGTGGAAAGACTACAAATCTAACTTTTGGGGTGGTTTATGACGCAAAGTGAACTTGAGGCGATGCTTAAAGAATCTGACCTTATGTCTTATGGGCTTGGCAAAGATGGATTTAAGTTCTTTTCCGCTTGCAGTACTTTTGCCAAACTGATTGCAGAGCGTGAGCGTGAAGAATGTGCAAGGCTTTGTGAAGAAGAACGAATAAATGCTGTTCATTATTCCGCAACAACTCAATCAAACTGGTTAGCTAGAAAGATAAGAGCAAAATGATTCACTATCATGGTATGCCAATAACTCCTGCCACAGCCGCCGCCAAAGCTGTTGATGCTGGTCATGCGTTTGTGTCGTTTGCCCATCCTGACCAACTTTCTATTGCAATTGAACTTTGTCAGTCGTTTGCAATTGATAATGGTGCGTTCTCAGCTTGGAAAAGTGGGAATCCAGTAAAAGATTGGGGTGCTTTTTACGATTGGGCGCTTAATCTTAAAAAAGTCCCTTCCTGCGACTTTGCGGTGATTCCTGATGTGATTGACGGAACAGAAGCCGACAACGATGCTTTACTTAAAGATTGCCCACTTCCTGAATGGTTTGGCGCACCTGTCTGGCATATGCACGAAAGTTTAGAGCGCTTAGAGCAGTTGGCGAACACTTATGTCAGGGTTTGCATTGGCAGTTCTGGTGAGTTTGCAACAGTCGGAAGCCAGGCGTGGTGGTCAAGAATAGGGCAAGCCATGAGGATTTTGTGCGATGAGATGGGTAGACCAATGTGCAAACTTCATGGTTTGAGGATGCTTGACCCTGCTATTTTTACTAAATTGCCATTTGCATCTGCTGACAGCACAAATATTGGTCGAAACATAGGAATAGATAACAATTGGAAGGTTGGCAACTATTTGCCGCCAACAAAAGAAATGAGGGCTGCCGTAATGCGCTCAAGAATTGAATCCCACAATGCCCCTGCTGTTTGGGGTTTCCATCAAGTTGAACAAGGACTTTTACTGTGATTTATCCAATTATTTACATTTTTGCATTGGTGGCTGCTAACCTTTTGGTTGCCACGATTGGCCCGTGGTTTAGCGTAGTCAATTCTTTTGTTTTGATTGGTTTAGACCTGACGCTTAGAGACAAACTACACGACAAATGGAATGGAAATCCAATAAAGATTGGTGGATTGATTGTGATTGCTGGCGCTGTCAGCTACTTGCTAAATCCTGCATCTGGTCAGATTGCAATTGCTAGTGTGGTTGCTTTTACTTTGTCAATGGTGGCTGATTCCTTTGTTTACCAAAAACTAAAAGAAAAATCTTGGGAAAAACGCACAACAGGCTCAAACTTGGCTGGCGCTGCTGTGGATTCTTTGACTTTCCCGACAATCGCTTTTGGTGGTCTGATGCCTGAAATCGTTGCAATGCAATTTGCGTCTAAAGTAATTGGCGGTTTTATTTGGTCTAAGTTGATTCAAAAGGTGAAGCATGACACAGCAAGAAATCATTGAAATGGCTATAAAGGCAGAACTCAATTTGTATGTCCATGACCTAACCGAGAAGCAATACATTCAAGTGATTGAAGCCTTTGCCAAGCTGGTGGCAGAAAAAGAAAGAGAGCGCATTTCTCAGAAAATCGCACAACTCCCTTTCGGTGATACGGCGCAATCTTTTTCTATCTGGGTAAAAAATGATACAATGTAAACTTCTAAAGGCTTTAGAGGTTTTATGGGTCAACTAATAGATTTAATTGGGAAAACTTTTGGGCGCTTAACTGTTATTGAAAAGACAGACAGGCGTGGCTCAAGCGGCGCTGTTTTTTGGAAATGTCTTTGTATTTGCGGAAAAACAAAAGATATTTCAAGTTCTTGTTTAAGAACAAACCAGACAAAAAGTTGCGGGTGCTGGTTTCTTGACATTGCCTCGCAAAAAGGCAGGGCAAAAAAAATTCATGGAAAAACTAAAACAAGAATTTATCGCATTTGGTCAAATATGAAATCTAGATGCAACACAAAAACAAATCAAAAGTATTCAATTTATGGCGCAAGAGGCATTAAAGTTTGTGAAAGATGGGAAAAATTTGAAAACTTTTACGAAGATATGGGAGATGCGCCAGACAACATGAGTTTAGACAGAGTTGATGTGAACGGAAATTATGAGCCTTCAAATTGCAGGTGGGCTACACAAAAAGAACAGCAAAACAATAGAAGAAACAACTTGATTCTTGAGTACGATTCAAAAAAATACACGCTGCAACAGCTTTGTGACCATCTTGGCAAAAACAGCGATAAAGTTCAGCAACGATTAAAGCGTGGCGATTCTTTGGAAAGGGCTTTAAGATGATGATTCCAAAATTTAAATATTTTCGTTCTAAACAGCATCTAAAAAATGTTGCAAGTTTGCCCTGCCAACATTGCGGCTTGGAAGGTTCAACTCAGGCCGCACATAGCAATTGGGCAAAATACGGGAACAAGGGCAAGGGCGTGAAGGCAAGCGATGAGTACACAGCGGCTTTGTGTGTTAATCATCATTATGAGATTGACCAAGGTTCAAAACTCACAAAAGAGGAACGGATAGATATGTGGGAAAAAGCCCACAGAAAGACGATAGAGAGATTGATAGAGCTTGATTTGTGGCCTGATGAGGTTAAAATTTAATCGTTGGGAATCTGAGCAGTTGCCAACTTTGGCGGTTTACGGACTGC